CCCAGCCGAGTTCCTTCATATTTTTCTTTTAGTTTTTTAACTGCGGACTCTGCAAGATTATCCTTATTCTCAAAGGTGCTACCTCTCGTTACAAGAGAATCTTTATTAACTATTAATTCTTTTATTAAATCTGTTGGTTTTGGTGTTGTTGTTATTACTACTTGTGGCTTGTCACCAAGTCTTAATCCAAATAATAATTGATCCCATGCGTCAGAGTTTTTCCAGCTACCTAGTTCATCACACCATGCTCTATGAAATTGTGGTCCTCTTAACCTATCAGGTTGTTCAGCAGAGAAAGTTTTATAAATAGTTCCATTCTTTAAAACTAACTCTCCTATACTTCTATTCCAATTCTCAATTAAATCTCTATCTATACAACCCATGAGGCCAGATACTCCCTCTACACAGGTATCTCTACCATCTCCAAATGTTGGAGTAACGATTGCTATTCTTGAGTTAGGTTTAGTTAATCCATAAAATGCAACATCTTGTGCACCTGTTCTGGTCTTACCCCAACCTCTACCTGCTAATATTAACCAGACATTCCAATCTCCTTTAGGAGTTATCTGTTTCTCTCTCGCTGTCTTGCACCAAGTCAGGTGCTTCAATAATATTTTCTGGTTTAGCGAAGTTAATTTGTTCAAATACTTTTCGGATCTCAATAAGTTGTCGTTCTTCTCCGAATAGTTCGCTGTCGTCTTTTCCTGTAAGTTCATGATAATTTTTTTCTTTCCAACCAGCTTGTGTTTTTAACCAAAAGATTTGTGCTACTACATTACCATCTTTTGCCTTTTTAAACAATGCTTGTGATATTACAGCATTTGCTCTGGCTTTACTTGTATCTAACTCTTTTCTAAAATTTTTTCTTAAAGTGGGTTCACTAATCTTAACTATCTGTGCTATTAGGGTTTGAGTCACTCCAGCTATCGCTAAAGCCTCTACCATTTTAGCATCTTCCTCTTTTTTAAGATAAGGAGGTCTTCCTACATCATTATTTTCTGTTTCCATTCCCTTTTTTATAACCGAAAAAAATTATTAATCTAGTATATATAATGTTTATTAATATAAATTAGCACTTAAAATTAGGTTTTATTACAAAATTAATTAATATCTATGAGTTATGGCTAATAAATGGCTATTTTACTACCTTATTTAACTAATAAAAATTAATATTTTCTATTATTTTACTTTTTATTCCTTTAAAAATGACTATAATACAAAGTATGAAAACAAATAAATTAAAATGGAAAAAATTATCTAGAGAGAGATATTACGCAGTATCTCCTGTTAATAATTTTGTCTTTTTAGCAATTAAGTATCCTGTTGGTTGGTCTAACCAAATCATTTTCAAAAAACATTTAGATAAAGCAATTAAAGGATATGGTTGTATTGATACTTTAAATGTAGAAGATTTAACAATTAATAATTATGGTTGTAATCAACACACTTTAATTGATTGTTTAGGTCATACACTAGGTTGTTCAAAAGCCGAGTTTCAAAGATATGTTGATAATTACTCAACACATAAAAAACACTCTTTTGATTTTTATAAATTAAAAGAATACATTAACGATAATACAAAAAATAATGACTAGAACTAAATTTATTAATCAAAGTATTACTTGGTTACTAATATTTGGTTTCTTATTATTAATACTAAAACACAATAACATAATATAGGAGATAATATGAACAATTCAGTAAAAGTTACAATTATAGACAAGACATTACCTGAAATTCATCAAGAGGGTATTGAAGCCTCTAAAAAAGCTGTTGATGATTTCTTAAAAAACTGGAATCAAAAAACAGGTGGTAATGAATATAACGAACCAACATATTGTGGATTTGCCCATGTTGCACTTCCAGATATTAAGTTAAGCACTAAAGTCGGTAAAGAGTTTGCTAAAATTGGTTTTAGTAAAAACTACTGTAAAGGTTTAAGACTTAATAATCCTGCAAAATACTCTGGACAATCAATGGATTGTAAAGAGGTAGGAGCAAGTGCTTATGCCGAAGTTTTAAATAAATATGGTTACAAAGCCTATATGAGTTCAAGAGCAGATTAATTTATTAATCACTAACCCTATTATCATTAATTTGGTAGTAGGGTTTTTTTTTGTCACTTATATCATTATGGTTTATCCCTTATCATACGAGTACACATAAATCAATAAAATTTTTGTTTAAAGTATCCAAAATGAATTGATAAGTCGTCTAAAACTTCTCTTAATCTACTTCCCATATATCTTTGGTCAATATGTAAAATGTTTCTTGTTTGTTTTAATGAGTAATCTTGTCCACATACATAAGTAGCAATTTCAAACCCTTTATTTCCTAATACTTTATGTATCTCAACTAATTGCTGAATATTATGTAAAGCACCATAAGAAACTTTATCTTTAGCACCTCCAGTAATAAAAAGACTTAAATCTCTGCCTTTCATTCCTCCGATAGCACTACTTTCAAATATCTGTCTAAATTTTATTCCTGCTTTATGTTGATAATCAACAATTAAATGCCTATGAAACATATAATCAAGTCCACACTCTCTTACATTAACCATAACAACAGTAGTATATTTTTTACCTTGTGATGTTAATTCGTGTCTTTGTTGTGGAACTATTTCTGGTTTTTTGTCTTGATATTTCATAATTATTGTTTAATAAATATCTATGCAAATACAGTTAATAGAAACTAATAAAATTTTACCTTATATTAATAATCCTAGAAAAAATTTAAACATAGATAAAGTTGCTTCTAGCATAAAAGAGTTTGGTTTTCAACAACCGATAGTAGTAGATAAAGAATTTGTTATTATAGTTGGTCACACTAGATTCGAGGCGGCTAAAAAATTAGGTTATGAAAAAGTTCCTGTACAGATAGCTGACTTAACAGAAAATCAAGCTAAAGCATATAGAATAGCTGATAACAGATTAAATCAAGATGCTGATTGGGATGGAGAATTATTAACAGTAGAGTTAAATAATTTATTATCTCAAAATTTTAATTTAGATTCAATAGGCTTTGATGAAGACGAACTAAACGATATTTTATTTGAAGAAAAAGAAGGCTTAACAGATGAAGATGAAGTTCCTGAAGTAGCTGGAGATTTAGAAGAACCAATAACTAAATTAGGAGATATTTGGAAACTTGGTAGTCATAGAGTTATGTGTGGAGATAGTACTCTAGTAGATGATTTTGATAAACTATGTACTGAACAAGCAGATATGGTATTTACCGATCCTCCTTATGGAATGAGTTTTTGTAGTGGTAGGTCTAGCGAAAAAGGTGCTTTAGTAAAAGGTTGGAAAGTAATTGAGGGAGATAACAAAAGAGATACAGATTTAATAAAAATGATTAAAGATGCACTTTTATTAGCAAAACAAAAAAGTAAAGAGGAATCTTCTTTTTATATATGTTTTACTTGGAGAACTTATTCTGAATTTGATAATGCTTTAAAGGAATGTGATATAAAAATTAATAATCTTATTGTTTGGGATAAAAAAAGTATTGGAATAGGTAATTCAAATTATAGATTCCAGCATGAATTTATTTTTTATAGTAAAGGTAAGTGGTATGGAGATAAATCTCAATCAGATATTTGGTCTATGAGTAGAGGTGCTACTTCTAAATATGTTCATCCTACACA